ATATATAATACTGAAATCCCTTGCCCTGCCTAGCTTCCTTTGTAAACCGAATCTTGTAAAGCGTATATTTGAACTTTTAGACTTTTGGTGGTTTTGGTGCATTTTGGCGCTTTTGTGCGGTTTGTGAACTATGCTAGACTAGGCGAAACCGTTGAAGATTAGGCGCTATGACTGACACCGTTGACAACAACACCCCCAAGGACAAGCTAGACCTGCCGCCAGATTGGGAGCGCAAGGCGCTGGCCCTGTATTCGCTTGGCGCTCATGATATTGAGGTTCGCACGAAGGTTCTCAGGGTGTGCAAGGCTACGTTTTACAGACACCTAAGTATCAGCGCAGAGTTTGAAGAGGTTATCGAGCATGGCCGTGAGTGCGCTCAAGCGTGGTGGTTACAGCATGGCCGCGAGCAGCTAGAAAACAAAGAGTTCCAAACCCCACTCTGGTTTAAAAATATGTCAAACCGCTACGGCTGGGGGGACAAGCAGCAAACCGAGATTACCGGGAAGGGCGGCAAGGAGTTGGTTTGGAACATTAAGGTTGTGAGTGCTGGCGATGCCTAACTTTAACCTGTATCAAAACCCTAACCTCAATAACGCGCTCGATGGCCGCTACCCTGCGGGCAATGCGCCAGCCGATCCGACAGGGCCGCTTGATATAACCATCAGTAACGGTGTGCTTACAGCCACCACTGACGGGACTTATGATTTCGGCCTAGGCCCTGAGAATGTTAAGTTTGACGATTTTAGTGGCGGGACAACAGGCAGTGACGTAACTACAGCTAACTCTATGTTTGACGTAACTAGTCAGTTCTACCCTGCAAAGTTCACAACTGACTCTAGATCAGGTGGACTAGCTATTACAGGGTTTGACGAAACGGCTAAGCAGGCCAGCATAAACACTATAACCCTACCGGACGCTCAGGAAGTTTTTCTTTCTTACGCCGTTAAAGTGCCAACAGGAAAGTATCCGCCGGGGAGCGGAACAGACAACACTAGCACCAACGCTGACTATTCTACGGACTCAAGCTGGAAGCTGAGCTGGTTGCAGTACAACGATGGTGCAACTAATGATATATGTGTCCCGACTAACATTGGTAATGGTGAGTGGTATCTTTCAGGCAACGGTCTAAGTAATAAACTAATCACCTCAGAGATGGGTGGCAACTCTCCGACTTGGTGGGGCTGGAATAACTGGACACGGCTGTCTAGTTACCTTAAAGCGGGTGATGTACCTCAAACAGATTTAGGAAAAGTTTATTTTCAGGCGATTCAAGCGGGTGGCAGTTTGTTTGAGTCAAGCAAAGATGTTGTTGTTTTTCAAGGCACCAACGCTGTACCTCCTTACGCATGGAATAAGTGGAATATAACGGGGTTTGCAAGGCCAAACGTAGGCGGTTCAGACGGGCTTGGAACAGATGTAATGTTTTTGCATGATGATGTTTATATCGCGTGGGGTAATAACGCTGCTGCGAGAATAGAGATTGGCGATAACATAGTGTATGAAAACTGTACTGATATAGCGATATGCAAGCCTACATCTTGGGGCAGTAATAGTCTTGAAGCTGATTTAGGACTAGGTGCGTTTAACCTAGGCCAGTCATTGTTTGTGCATATAACCTTAGCTGATAACGTCACTAGAATTAGCGGGGCGATAGTATGACAAAGATTTATGTAAATTTCAGAAAAGGGGCAAGCACAACTTCTGGCGTTTGGGACACTAATAACTATGACTTTAGTACAGGCTTTGGGGTTGTGTCCTCAGACCTGCTAGACGAAGCCGCTACGCCAACAGGTGCCTCTTTTGAGATAGGGTCTAACGCGTTTACACAGGGCTTGGGCAGCCCCACTACAGCAACAGCAGATTCAGGGGATTTCACAGACAAGGTTTTTGATTACGCATGGTATTTTGCAGTGGCAACCCCCCCAGAATTGCTGTTTAGTGGTTTACCTGCAAACACTTCTTTCACGTTTACTTTTGCATCAATGCAGCCAAACGTAGCAAGAACAACTACTGCTAGTATAGGCGGGGTGTCAGAAACATACGCCCCCTCTGGCGATCCTGCAAACCCTAACCCGCCTCTAACAATAGCTGGCACTACAGATGCCCAAGGTGATTTTAGTGTACAGCTAAGCGCTGCTTCAGTTTTTGGATATTTAGATGGATTCATTATTGAGTATGCCGAGGCTGCAGGCCCAAGCATTGACAACATAGACGGCGACAACGAAGTAAGAGCAGGACAGCAGAATGTTGTCATTACTGGAACAGCCATTGAGAACGCCACAAGTGTAACGCTTGGCGGTGAGACTCTAACGATAGTTTAGGTGGTTTATGAGTGAAGAAAAGATACAGGTAGAAGTTAAGACAGATAGTGACAGTATTTTTATCACGGCGTCAAAAAAGAATGTGTTCTCTGCAATAGATATTCCATGTAGCGACTTGCAGTGCTTGCAAGAGATACAGGGTTTCTTTGAGAGTTTTGATAAAGCAGATAAAAGGGAGGTGGATTAATGTCTGTACTCGTTGATTTAGGGGGCATCTCTTCATTAGACCCGCAGTATCAAATAGATAATCTTTATCCCTCTGGCCCTCCTGCTGTTCTAACAATGGTCTGTTTTGTGAAAGACTTACTAGAGAATGTGGTTGGGAGCGCTAATCAATTTGTCTACCTAACCACGCTGGAGCATGAAAGCGTTCCCAACCGGCTAATAGGGACAGGAGGGGGAGGTAGCGGGGCCGCGCAGGCTTGGGGCGCTGTTGGCCGATCAACGGGAGGCACAACAGGTTACGGCATACCAACAGACGACAAAGGAATTTTTACAAGCTACGTGCAACTAGCCGTGGAGTGGACAAGGGCTACAGGCAACGTAAAAATTAGGTATCATGACGTTATAGGTAATGAATTGTTTCCAGAAGTCACAGGGAACCTGCTTTTGCTAGGGGGCCAAGCTCAGTTTTATAAAGACTTTAACCTATTTCAAGATAATGCTTTTCAGGCTAAAGGTTTTGATGGTACTAGATTAGGCAACCTAGCTTACTTTGCCGGTGCATTAACTGACGCGGAGCTTGTGGAAATAGCGCAAGATAAAAACATTACCGATGCTAAGTATACAACTGGCGGTAGAGTGCTCGATCACTACTGGTCATTTATTGATGATTGGGGTGTAGGAGACATTATTGATCAAGGCTCGACTAATCCAGTTAATTTAACTGTCCCTTACCCTGATGGGTGGGTTTATAGTGACATAAATCCGACTTCTCCTATTGCAGATGAGGGTGTAATTATAAATGCCTTCGGTAACACGGTGCTTGTTGCATCAACGCTGGCAGGGACTATCTATTGTATTAGACAGACAGCAGGGTCTACAGCCCCAACTACGCCAGCAGAGGTTATTAACGCTACTGTAAGCGGTGACATACTAGAAATTGCCACTGCACCTGCTAACATTTCAAACACCACAGGTGAGCAGTTGGTGTTTACTACAGGAGACAGCTTTACTGAGTATGACTACTATTACGCTCTTGATGGGGCATCTGACGTACTTGGCGCCAGTTCCGTAACAGCTACTACTTGCGGGTTCATACAAAACACAGAGCTATTGCAAGATATAGATGGAGTTGTTTTTCCTGATAATCAAGTGCGCTGGGCATGGTTTGATGGAGTAGAGCCGGATAGCTTTACAGCACCTAGTGATACTGGCTTTGATTTTACTAGCGGAGGCCAGTATTCTTTTAGCTTACCTAACTCTGCACTGAACCAAGGCGAAGAGGGAACTTTAATCCTTGACTATAAAGCCGGTGGTGTAGGCGGCAAGCGTAGCGAGCTAAAATATGTAATGCAGGTACAATAATATGCCTTTACGATTTGACAGCCCGCTATACGAAGGTAACTTGTTGTTTGACAGCCCTTTGAACTTTCCCGCAGGAGGCGGAGGCCAGACCGTGATTGTAAGCATACCCTTCCCCACTAGCTTAAAGTGGGATAATACATATACACTTGAGGTGACAGCGCCCGAAGGTACAGCAACGTTAAATAGCGTGTTGCTTACTCCGGCTACAGGCTGGGAGTATCAAGACTATGACGGGTCAATACTAAACCCCGCTACGACTGAAAGCTTTCAAGAACTTGCGCTGTCAGAGTTCGGGCTAGTGCTAGAGGCTGGCGACCGCTTTAATTGGGAGTCTAACCCAGCGCTGACGTTTAGGCCAGACGGTACGCCAATCGTTGACCCGCCTCAAACCCTAACATTTGATGGGTTTTTTTGGGATGAAAGCGCACAGACAAACACAGCAGTGGTAAGCTTTACGGTTAATGACTTAGGCCCACCAGTGCCGCCTGACCCGCCAAGCGGTGAGGTGGGGGCGATGGTTAAGCCTATGGTGACAACAATGATAACGGCAATGGTGAAATAAGATGGCAGAATTTAAAGACGGTTCGACAACAAGCTTAAACGGCAGATACAACGTCAAGTATGATATACAGGGTGGCGGCTCGGCAAGTTTGACTTTGCTTAGTAGCGGAGCAGGCGACATACCTGTGCCTGATAGCTCGTTCACAAGCTCAACGGCATTTATATTAGAGATAGCAGGCAAGGTCGAAGTGTCTGCAAGCAACGCCAAGGTTTTTATCACAGCAATAGGCAAGTAAATGCCAGACGTTAGAATCCCTGAAAAGCTAGAGCCTTTTTTGTCTAAGAAAAAGCGGTATAAAATCGCTATCGGCGGGCGCGGTAGTGCTAAATCTATGACTTTCGGCATTCTTGCGTTGATGGGCGCTCAGACCCAAGCCATAAAAACAATGTGCTTCCGCGAATATCAGAACAGCATAGACGACTCTGTTCATGCTTTACTTTCTGAGCAGATCAGGGAGTTAGAGCTTGAAGGCTTTGACGTTCAAGCAAGCAAGATACTCTATAACGGTGAAGATGCGTTTAAATTCCGTGGTTTGGCTCGAAACCCGGAGGGTGTTAAATCATCACAGGGGTTTAGCCGCTTTTGGATTGAGGAAGCGCAGACAATTAGCTCAGAAAGCTTAAAAAACTTAGCGCCAACGCTGCGAAAAGAAGATTCTGAGCTTTGGTTTAGCGCAAATCCTCGATCTAGCGCCGATCCGTTCAGCCAGCGATTTATTAAGCCGTTTGAGAAACAGATTTATCGCGACGGGTATTACGAAGATGACCAGCACTTGATAATACTGGTTAACCATTCAGATAATCCTTTTTTGCCAAGCGTTTTGGAAGAAGAACGGCTTAATGATAAGGCTATCATGAAGCGGGCCTTATACGAGCATGTTTGGGAAGGCCGATTCTATGACGAAGTTCAAGGCAGTATTATCCCCGTCGATTGGTTTGACGCAGCGATTGACGCGCATTTAAAAATAGGATTTAAGGCAGAGGGCGCGGTTATAGCCTCTTATGATCCAAGCGACCTAGGGCCAGATAGTAAGGGCTATTCGTTGCGTCATGGCTCGATCATCTTGGACGTATGCGAAAAAACAGATGGCGACATTGCAGAGGGGACAGAGTGGGCCTTAAATAAATCAATAGATGCGAAGGCGGATTGGTTTGTGTGGGATGCTGACGGCATGGGTGTGGCAATAAAGCCGCAGGTTAAGTCTGCGCTTGAAGGCAAGAAAATGTCTTACTTTATGTTTAAGGGTAGCGAAAAGGTTGAGCGAGGCGGCGAGATATACCGCGACGACACCGGCAAAACTAGAACCAACCGCGATGCTTTTTATAACAAACGATCACAATACTATCGCAGGCTTAGAGATAAGTTTTATAATACTTACAGGGCGGTTAAAAAGGGCGAGTATGTTAACCCGGACGAACTTATAAGCTTGTCTAGTAATATCAAGTGCATAGACGAGTTGCGATCTGAGGTTTGCCGCATACCTAAGAAGCCAACAGCGTCGGGAAAGTTTCAGGTTATGTCTAAGCTAGATATGGCAAAAAAGCCTTACGAAATACCAAGCCCAAACATGGCCGATGCGCTAATGATGGGCTGTTATATGCCAGATACTACGGGCGAAGTGGTGGAAGAATTAGAATTTGAGGGATGGTAATGAACTTTGACAATATTGACGATGTTTTAAAAGAGCTTAAAAAGTCGCAATCGGCTGATCGTGATCGGCGTCAAACGGTGCGAGAAATTAACAGCTTTTTAAACGACCCAGATGGCATGTGGGAGCCTGAGATATATAGCAAGCTTGATAATCGCCCCCGCTACACGTTTGATATGTGCAACCCTGTGGTTGAAAACATTTGGGGAGAAATGGCGCAAAATGATTTTGACTTGCGGATCAAGCCAGCGGGCGAAGAGGCAAGCAAAGAAAGCGCAATGCTGCTAGATGGCATTATTCGCAATATTGAGACAATAAGCAACGCAGCCGAGCATTATGCAAGCACAGGCAAAAAAGGTATTCAGACAGGATTTGCGGCGGTTCGCATCATGCAGGATTGGGGAGAGGGCGCTACTTTTGACCAAGACTTAACGATAAAAGAGGTTAATAACGCTGTAGACCGAGTGTGGTTTGATGCGGTAGCCGAGCAGCGAACAATGGAAGACGCGCGGTTTTGTTTTGTATTGTCCAGCATAGGAAAAGACGAATATGAGAAGAAATACGGCAGTGATGATCATTCCTGTACTAGCTTACCTGATGAAAGAAGCGAAAGCAGATACGAAGCAAAGGCTAAAAAAATCATTATTGGCGAATTTCTCTGCAAAAAAGAAGTCAAAGAGAAAATATACCTGCTTAATAATGGCATGGTTATCAATGACGACCAGTTACAGCAGGCGACAATGCAAGGGCTTACTGTTGCAAAAGAGCGTGAGCTGGCAAGTCACGTTGTTTACAGTCGCAAGTTTGACGGCAAGCGGTGGCTGACCAAAAGCGAAAAAACAGTTTTTGACTTGCTGCCTGTTATCCCTTTATACGCTAATTTCCAGATCATAGAGGATAAGGTAATCTATTGGGGCGCTATTGAACACTTAATGGACGCGCAACGCGTTTATAACTATGTCGAAAGCCGCAAGGTTGAAGAGGTGGTGTTAGCGCCACGACCTAAGTTAATGATGACCAGCGCCCAAGCCAAGGGCAATCAAAAATCACTCACTACTATGAACACTAACGCCAGCCCTGTGCAGTTTTATCAGCATGTGGAAGGCCAGCCGGCGCCGTACCAAACAGCAGGCCCGCAAGTAAATCCGGGGCTTTCTGAAGTTAGTCAAAGCATGGCCTCTAATATTGAGCGATCAAGCGGCGTATTTGGCGTAAACCCTTCAAACAATACAGGCTTGCAATCGGATATTGCATTAGAGCGGCTAGAAAATCGCGGTCAGGTTGGCACCTATCAATATTTCAAAGCGCAAGAAACAATGATCAGGCATGTGGGCAAAGTGGCTGTTAGGGCTATCCCTAAAACCTATGACGCTAACAGAATGATCAGAACCATGAACGAAGACGGTAGTTTCGAGATGGTCGAGATTAATGGCGTTCAGCAAGACCAATATGGGCAAATGCAGCCTAAAAACGATCTTAGCCAAGGCATTTACGACGTAACGTGTGACGTAGGCCCAGCGTTTAAGAATCGCCAGCAAGAGGCTGTCAAGGCCATCGTTGAGTATGCTGGCATTGATCCTACTATCTTGCAAGAGGGTGGCGATATACTGCTAGGCAATATCTCTGCGCCAAGCATGGATAAGCTGGCCGAGCGTAAGCGGCATCAAATGGTGCTAAACGGCCTAATTCCTGACCAGCAGCTAACTAAGGAAGAGGCGGCAATGATGCAGCAAATGCAAAGCCAGCCGCCCGAAAAGACACCCTCTGACTTGATAGCCGAGGCAGAGATAAATAAAACAATGAACGAGGCAGCGAAAATTGAAGCAGACATCCAACTGCAAGCGGAAAAACAAGAAGCCGAGCAAGAAGCGCAAATCGTTAAATTACAAATCGAGCAAAACAAGCAAGTAACCGAGCAATTAAAAGCAATGGCTCAAACACTTGAAACATTGAAAAATGCAATGGGCGCAGATGCAATAATGTCGCCCGTTGCGGCCCAAGCGTATGAAGAACAAGCAGCTATTGTTCAAGATGCGCAAAACCAACTAGGGCAGTAATGCTCTAACAACATGCACGACATAATTTGTCGTTTTAGCAAAAAGGTATTATTATGGACACTGAAGATATGCTCCAAGACGAGCCACAGTTAGATGAATTAGTCGAACAGCAAGACGAAACACCTATTGAGACTGCGGCAAGCGAGGAAGTTGCACCGAAAGCAGTGGATGACTTTGTAGAGCTGGACGAAGCAGCTCAAAAGAAGTTCAACAAGTTAACGTGGGAAAAGAACGAGCAAAAACGGCGTAATGAAGAGTTAGAAAAACGGTTGGCAGGCTTGGAGGCGACCAAACCCCAAGAACCCGCACCACTAGCGCCTGTTGCACCAGCAGCAGCTATGCCAGATAACGACTTGATCTATTCTGATCCAGAAGAATATCAGAAGCAGGTAAAAGTTTATAATCAGAGCGTTCTTGAACAAACCCGCGAACTTGCTAGAGCCGAAGCAAAGGCAGCACTTGAAGCACAAAGCGCAGACGCGCACAAGATACAGATTGAAGCCCGCGCAGCCGAACAGCAGCAGGGGTTTGTTAGTAGAGCGTTAGAAACTGGTATTCCAGCCGAAAAGTTAATCGAGTCTGAGAATATTGTTGCAGCGTATAAACCGCATCATGAAGTTGCAGAGTTTATAATGGACGACCCTAACGGGCCAGAAATAATGCACTATCTAGCACAGAACCAGCAGGTTCTAGCAGAAGTTGTGTCTATGTCGCCAATGCGAGCAGCCCTTAAACTTGAAGGTTTGAGAGCTAAAGCTTTAACGAAAAAGGCGAGCGCCGCCCCTGATCCGATTAGCACAGACTCAGGACGCGAACCTCCGGCAACCGAATCACCCCTATTAAAAGGGGCAACTTTTGAATAATTTTGGAGCATAGCAACAATGGCTAACAACAATTTTGACAGCAACTTTACGCGCAAACTAGCGCGATCATTCACCGCAGCGTTTGAAAACGAGCGCGTGATCTCTAAGAATGTTAACACGCAGTTTATTCAAACTAACTCGTTTAACCCTTCAACGGGCGACACGATTGACATTAAACGGCCTACTGATTTTGTATCAGTGCGAACCCCTGACGGTGATGTTTCTGGCGAGGATGAATCACCTATCATCACCGGTAAGGCAAGTGCAGTTGTACAGCCATACTTTACGGCCTTTGTAGACTACAAAGAAGCTGACGAAGCTATCAAAATGGATCAGCTAGACCAGTTGTTAGCGCCTTTGGCTACTCGTATCGTTACAGATATGGAGCTAGATTTCGCACGTTTCGCTATGGCGAATACCGCGCTATTGTCTGGCACAGTTGGCAATTCTGTACAAAGCTGGAAAGACGTAGCAAACGCAGGCGCTATGCTTGATGCGACAGGTGTGCCAATGGGGTCGCCTATTTGCTACGCAATGAACCCGTTTACACAGCGCGAGCTTGCAGACGATCAGCGTTCACTAGGTGGTGAAACAGGCTCAATGACTGCTAACCAGCGGGCGACCATCACAGAGAACTTTGCAGGCATGAGGGTTATGACTTGCAACACTCTAGGGCGCTACACAACAGGAGCAGGCGCAGGCCGAACAGGTACTTTAAGCGGAACGCCTTTGGCTACCTATACGGCAGCTAAAGACACTATGACGCAGCAAGTGCAAGTCACTGGCCTAGATGCTGGCCTTACTATCAATGCAGGCGAAACGGTTTCTATCGGCGACGTTAACCGCCTAAACCTTGCAACCCGCGAGGCTATGATTGACGGTTCTGGCAACCCTATCAAGTACACTGCAACGGTGGTGCAATCGGTAACGCTTGACGGTTCTGGTTCGGGTACGCTTGTAATTACAGGCCCAGCTATATTTGAGACCGGAGGCGCATACAACACTGTTGGCGCGCCTTTGCAATCAGGTGACGCTATTGAGGTGCTAGGCTCGGCAGAGACTATCATTCAGCCTAATTTGGCATGGCACAAAGATGCGTTCTGTATCGGCTCGGTAGGTATCGAAAAGCTGCACAGCACAGACACGCTAGCCACGACCGAAGATGGTTTGCAAATGCGAGTGTCGAAAGGTGTAGGCTTCTTACAAAACCAGCAGAAAGTTCGTTTTGACTTCCGCCCTGCTTACGGCGTGTTGAATCCGTTCTTTGCCACTAAGTCGTTCGGTCTGTAGTTTCCTCTGAGTTGGCACCTTCGGGTGCCTTTTTTTTAATTAAAATGAGGGTTAAAATATGACTATGATAGAATGGGTAAAACCTTGCGGCGGTTTGATAAAAACTAACGACAAGAAAGCGACTATCAGAGTAGCAGAGGCGGCTGGCTGGAAGCTCAACGAGGCCGAAAAGCCAAAGGCTAAACCAAAAGCGAAGCGTAAACCAAGAGCCAAGAAAGATGCCTGAGACAGCAGAGTCGGTTATCAAAGATGCGCTAGTGGAAATACTTGTGCAAAGCGTTGAGCAGCCCATACAGCCCGACGAGGCGCAAACTGCAATACGTTATCTTAATCGTATGATGAATCAATGGGAGGCCAGAGGCTACGCGCTTGGCTATACCGAAGTAACTAATCTTAGCGATCCGATAACCGTACCTCCTGCTGCTATTGATGGCGTGATTGCTATGCTTGCCATAAAGCTTGCAGCGCACTATGACGCAAACGTAAGCCCGGCGCTTATGTCTACAGCTAAGCAAGGCATGGAGGCAATACAAAACATAACTATTGATGTTGGCCCTGCCCCTTATCCTTCGACGCTGCCTAGAGGTAGCGGCAACGTCAACACTAAAGACGGTTTCTTACGTGACAATTTCTATTATGAAGAGACTAACGACATATTGCCTGAGACACAGGGCGTAATTGTGCAAGAGAGCGGCGATCAATGAGAAATTACGGCAAGCCATGGTCAAAATTTAACAAGGTTCAATCAATAAGCGGCACAGCTTCGGTGTGTATCGTTGAGGGAGGCCAGAATGTTACGATTTCAGTTAGCGACTTTGCCCAGCAGTTTGGCCTTGCGGATATTCGGACGCAGGGGAGCGGAGTACCTATTCTGGATCAGGCTGGTGCTCAGTACAACATTCGAGCTATCGAGGCAACGGGTGGCCTTAGCCTAAGCGTTGGCCCCACTAATAACATACAACTTAGCACAGCCATTGAAAACACTAGCGAGGGCGGCGCTAAGATATTTGTAGACGATACGGCGGTGCCTTTGGTCGCCCGCGCCATTGAGGGCGAAGGCGGCATAGTAGTGACGCAAGCAGGCGGCACAATCACTATTTCAGGCAGCATTATTCCTACACCAACGAAAACAAAGCTTGTTAACGATGTTAACGACTTTCCTGCCCCTGTGGGTGGTGAAATACAGCTTGCAGACGATACCGATTACGAACTAGGCGACACAATAGATATAGGCTCTTTAAAGTTTCGATCTGGCGATAATACTGTAATGAGCGCCCAAAGCGTATTGATCGGCGGGATCATATCAAGCACAAGCGATACGCTATTTTGTAGTGACACAGGCTCAAGCATCAGCCTAAACAATATGTTTATAAATGCGCCAAACGCTCAGATATTTGATTTCGATTCACCGACCGCTAAAACGGGCGTGTTTGCGTTAAGCGAGGTCAGCATAGCAAACTGCGCAAGCATGGGGCGTGTAAACAACTATCAGACATTTTTAGTTCGGCTGTTACGCCTAGAAAATTCATTAGGTGACGGGCTAGAAATACAAGGCGAGTTGTCGGTAATGAACATTGACAGCGTTTTTGTCGGCAACTTCGACGGGACAATGTTTGATCTTAACGGCAGCGTGACGGACGTTATAAACATTGAGAACGTCACAGTCGTTAGCAACAACGCGTCGAACCAAGTGCTTGACGGGTTACCAAACAGCGGCAACGTGTCGGCAACGGGGACTGGCACGTTTAGAAACATAAACATCATTAACGACTATACAAGCTCAGGCAACATACTGCCTAGCGATCTACGCTGGGAGTTCAGCGTTAGTAATGTCGTGCCAGAAAGCCAAAACATTGCGCTCGCTACGTTGACAGATAACACACTTGCTACGCCCGTCAGTAACGGCGTATTTGCACTGATGTCGGGCGTGTTTACTCAGGCTGTAGAAAGTCGGTTCTCGATAGATCAATCAAGCGGTCGAGTCACCTACATAGGCAACAAAGATATTTTGGTGGATGCAGGGGCGACATTTAGCGCGGTCAAGTCTGGCGGTGGTGAGGATGATTACACCGTAGCTATATTTAAAAACGACTCGCTGCTAACAGGCGCACAGATCGGCCTTACTCTTTATGACGGTGGCAATGTAGGCTCTAGCGCGATAACAACAGTCACGCAAATGAGCACAGGCGATTACTTAAACTTGTATG